CTTTAATTGTGAAGCAGAGTTTAAAATAAAGTGGCCTGACGGTAATGAAGATATATATGGTGTTCCATGCTTCTGCCCATTTTGTGGAATAGATTTAGAATCTAATGACGCTATGGAGTATGAGCATGAAGAAGACACAGAAGAAGAATGAAAAATCTGAACCTTGGATGATACCTTATAATTTGCACCCAACAGCATTGAGTGCAGATATTGTTGATGGTGAATTATCTTCTGTTACTCCTGAATATGTGCCTTTTGATTCTGTTTCCTTTTTAGATAAAGAAATTGTTGGTTTCGTTTACGAAATTCAAAATAAAGTTGATAGCAAGTATTATATTGGTAAGAAACTGTTTACTAAAGCTGGTTATAAACAGGTTAAAGGCAAAAGAAAAAAAATACGAAAGGAATCTACTTGGAAAGAATATTATGGTTCCTCTGCTGAATTGCTTGAAGACGTAAAAAAACATGGAAAACATAATTTCACCAGACATATTTTAAAATTATGTAAATCAAAAGGTGAGTTGTCTTATTTTGAAGCAAAATATCAATTCAACAACAACGTTCTTTATGATAAAATGTCTTATAACACATGGATTCAGTGTAAAATACACAAAAAACATTTGAAAGCATAAATAAATATACTTGAATGCCATTCATATAGAGGTATAAAATGCTTCCCCCATCTTTGGAATACGTTAAAAACATGAAGCCAAGACAACTCTTGGAAGCTATGAAACATTTTAAGGCTCCTCCTAATTCTGGTGGTATGAGAATAACTTTGTCTGATAAAGGTGGTCCTACTACATCTACTGGAAGAACAATGCCAAATTCTTCTGTAACTGATAGAATTGGATCAAGTCAAAGAGGCGCTTTTGAAAGAAAAACACAATCTGTAAGAGGTTTAGGAAGTTTTACTCAAGTAGATAGAAAATCAACATATTCTGCAGAACCAAACACAACAGCCCATGTAAATAGAATTCTAGGTTCATCTTCAAATCCTAGACCTTTTAGAGGACACACTTTTAGATCAGGTGGTGGACGTACCAGAAGAAGCAAATCAGATACAGCTAACATGTTACATGACGTTTCAAAATGGGTTTCAAAAAAAACACCAAACTTCATAAAAAGGATTGCATCCAAGGGTTTTAATAGTATATAACATCTTCACCTCAAACTAAAGGAAAAGGAGAATGTTTATGAAGAAGCCAAAGACATACAATAATTCCAAATTTCCAGAAAAGACTATTGAAATCTATTATGATACCGTGTATGGTGGTGGACGTATCCTTCAGTTTGAAGGGTCACGTAAAAATTCTCAGTCTCTTATTCTAGCCAAGAAGGCTTTGAGTGTTTTTGAAGAAGAACTTGCAAACGATGGATGGAAGGCAGCTTAATCATGGAAGTTAAAATTGGCAAATATACAAATCTTGAAGAAGAAAAAAGAGAACTTTCTGTTGTAATTGAAGAACATGATATGTGGAATCTTGACCACACTCTTTCTTTGGTCATTCATCCATCTCTTCTTAAATTTAAAGAAATGCTTAATGGTCATCCTTCACATGTCACATTGGAGGAATGGCAAGTAATTCTAGATAAAATGATTTGGGCTTTTGGACAAATTGTTAATTGGAATGAAGAGGAACCTGATTATCTACATTCTAAAGAAGAATATGATGCATATCATGCCAAAATTCAAGAAGGACTTGATCTTTTTGGTAAATATTTTAGAAATTTATGGGATTAGATATGAATATTACACACGATGATGATAGATTTATTGTCAAAGATAAAAAAATTGAAGCTTTGGCAAGAATTATTGATTCACATGCTTTTCAAGTACAATTGTATGTGGAAGAAGTTGGTAAAGATTTTCATTTACCAAAAAATGTTTATTGGGCAGAAAGACGTAACAAAGCTTTAACTTTAGCAACAAAAATTATTAATGCAGGATATCACAATGATTAACTATGCTTTTAAAAGAGGAGATATTGTTTATTTGAAGAGTGGTGGTCCTGCCATGACTATTTCAGATATTGAATATGGAACAAAAGAAATTCCCGGATGGTTATATAATACTTCTGTTCCAACAACTCAAATTGAACGTGTTTATTGTCGTTGGTTTGATAATAATAAAAATATTTGTAATGCTTGTATTCAGCCTTGTGCTTTGACATATGAAAATACTGATATTAAATTGTTTAATGAATATTTTGGTTCTGTAGCATAACAGAAATGCGGTGTACTCTAAATACATTTATGTAAGTGCAATTCTTACCAGAATCACCAAGTTTGAAAGGTAAAAATATGTAGAATGCCCGTGGTCCTCCTATTGAAATTCTTTTGAATAAAGAATACACTTAAATTATTGTTTAAAGGAGTAATAAAATGAAAGATTTCCGTAAAGAATTTAAAAATATAGTACACAACAATCTTGACACCGCACAAGATTACGTTTCTCTGGCTATTATGAAAGCCATGACTGCTAAATCCAATGAAAGTAAAACTGAAATTGCTTTGAACATTCTTGAAACAATGTTTACCAAGATCAGTAATAAAATTAAGCTTGAAAATGGTATGTCACCATATGCAGGGCTAAAGAAAGCAACTCAGTTCACTCTTCAACCTTCTGTTATGGAAGAGTGTCTTGAAAATGAATGGGAAATAGAACAGTTTTTCCGTATTTTAACAGAGATTAGAGATTCCCTTTTTGGTGAAGAAATTGAACATGCAAAATATGTTTATTTCTTTGTTAGAGATGATATGACACCATCATATCAGGCAGTACAACTTGCTCATATGGCTTTTGAAATTGGTTCTGTTTATACAACACTTGAAGTTGCAGGTGTTAACTTTGTTGTATGTTCAGTTAACAAAGAAGACCTTTATAGTCTTGCCAATGATTATTTGTCATTCCGTGAACCTGATATGAATGATGAAATTACTTGTGTTACTACTGGTATTGTTTCTTATAAGACAAAATGGTTATTTTCCGATTTTAAGCTTATGAACCTTCCAGAAAAGACCAACATGTTGCAAAATAACACATATGAACATGTTAAAGTAAAAACGAAAAATATTTCATATGAGGGCTTGACTCAAGCGGCTGAGTGATGTATATATAGAATATCACTTTGAAGGTGATTGTTTAACTTTAACATGGAGTATATCATATATGGCTACAACTAAACAGAATCGTCTACTTGAAGCACTTCAGCGTGGTGATGAACTGACAAATTCACAGATCAGGTCACGTTATAACATTGCTAATCCTTCAGCAACTGTTAACGATCTACGTGAAGCTGGTTATTCAGTACTTTCTACACGCAGGGAAACAAAGAATGGTGTTGTTTCTAAGTATCACATGCGCGCCCGTAAATCTGCTTAATAAGGGGTGGGGGGAAAAGAGGGAAGCAGTGCAACTCTAGCACCTTCCCTCTTTTAATTTTTTCTTAAGGATAAAAAATGACAAAAGCAGAAATTGAAACTAATGAACTGTCTGTACGTGCTATGGGTGGTACAGAATTAATGTTGGAAAGAATTTATTCAACTCTTGATCCAGAACTTCTTGACAAATTTCAAATTATTCCATCAAGGGTTAGAGAACTTAACCCTAATAAAGTAAGAATTCTTTATTGTCATGATTTGCCAGAAGACCCTGAATCCAAGCATTTGGAAAATGGTGGTTGGAGAAATTTTCATAAAATTGTTTTTGTGTCTAATTGGCAAATGCAACAGTATATTAACCATCATAAAATTCCTTGGGAAAGATGTGTTGTTATGCAAAATGCAATACGTCCTATTCCTAATCATGAAAAATCAAAGAATGAAATTAGACTAGGATATTGGTCTACACCTCATAGAGGATTGGAAATTCTCGTTCCTGTTTTTCTTAAGCTTCTGGAAAAGTATCCAGACCTTAAACTTGATGTGTTTTCATCATTTCAACTTTATGGTTGGCCTGATCGTGATAAAGCCTATGAAAATCTTTTTGATATTTGTAAAGAACATCCAAGCATCACTTACCATGCTTCTGTTGATAATAAAACACTAAGATCAAAATTACCAGACATTCATATCATGGCATATCCTTCCATATGGCTAGAAACATCTTGTCTGTGTCTTATGGAAGCCATGTCTGCCAAATGCCTTCCAGTACACTCTAATCTTGGTGCTTTGTATGAAACAAGTGCTAATTGGACTTACATGTACCAGTATCATGAAGACCCAAATAAACATGCTGGTTTGTTTTATAATATTCTTGACCAGACCATTGCAAACTATTGGGATGCTGAATTGCAAGCCAGAATTGAGTCCATGAAAACATATTCTGATATTTTTTATAATTGGGAATATCGTGCAAAACAGTGGGAAGGGCTGTTAACAGCCTTAAAAGATGAACCAACTAAAATTGAGGAAGAGAAAAAGGTTTTCCATTATAGGGTCCAGTAAAGATAAATACTTTTGTGTTGAACGATTTAACAAAACGTGTTACATTATGAGTGCTCTTACAAAAGAAAGGCAGAAAATGGAAACAACACAAAAAAATAATGTGGTATTTTTCCCTAAAGAAAAAAGAATTTCTCCTGTACAGAATTTTGATGAATTGTATGATATAATTAATGAAGCAAAAAAGGCAACTGCAGATATCATTATTGAAGACGTGATCACTTCTCTTTTCAGTAACTTTAGTAAATTTAACGTTACTGTAAAAGAAAAAAATTCTGATCTATTCATGAAAGACGTTGCTCTTATTGCAGAAGCTATTAAATCTGGTGTATTTCGTTCCTTTGAATTTGAACATCCTTTGCATAACGTTTCATCAAACATGTTTGAACAGGTTGGAGAGAATGAAATTAGATTGAAACTGGATAATTTTATTATTAAAGAAGATGAAGAAAAAGTAGAAGATGGAGAATAAAGATTAATTATGATTATTGTTGATTATTCTTTGATAACGTATGCGACTATTATATCACAAATGGTTGAAACACCAAACCTTCAATTAACAGAAGGTTTGGTGAAACATTCAGTTCTAAACACCATCAGAGCAAACTATAAAAAATTTAGACCTATCTATGGGCAAAATCTAGTTATTGCTTGTGATTCTCCTAACTCATGGAGAAAAGATTTTTTTCCTTATTATAAAGCAAATCGTAAAGAAAAAAGAAACGATTTCAATATTAATTGGGATTGGTTCTTTAAAACTGTCAACACCCTTAAGAACGAAATTCAAGAGAACTTTCCTTATCTTGTCATAACCATTGATAAAGCAGAGGCTGATGATATCATTGCTGTTCTTTCAAGAAGAGTAGCAAACAATCAACAAAAAGTTTTGGTTTTATCCAGAGATAAAGATTTCAATCAACTTTTGGATGATCCAAACATTGAACAATTTGATCCTATAAATAAAGGTTTCATAAAAATTGATGATGTAAAAAAGCATCTCAAAGAACACATAATACGTGGTGATAAAGGTGATGGTATTCCTAACATTCTTTCACCAGATAATTGTCTTGTTATTGGTGAACGTCAAAAATCAATCATGCAGAAAAAGCTTGATGTGTGGTTGACAGAAGACAAATTTGATGATCCTGTTATGGTCAGAAACTTTGAAAGAAACAAGGTTTTGATTGATTTTAACTATATACCTAAAGATATTGTTGAAAATATTAATACAGAATATATGCATCAATATCTGAATAATAGTATGGACAAATCAAAAATTTTCAATTACTTTATGAACAACAAGCTTAGAGATTTGATGGAGAACATAAATGACTTTTAATTGTGCTTACAGCGTTACTGATATTACTGATAGAGAAGGTGTTTTGACAGGTTATATTTTAACAACTTCTGTTAGTATTAATAATGAACCTGATCAGGAAGATCATATTTATTATGATCGTGATAAAGTTGATGTTTTGATCAGTGATATTAAAGAATTAAATGATGTTATTCTTGAAAGTTTTAAAACTAAATCAGAAGAAGCGAATAAAAAGGAATAAAACATGTCAATGAAAAAAGGTATTTCAGAAATTCTTTCTGAAGCAAACAAAGCAGATACAGAAGACAAAAGAGTTCAAATTCTTAAAAACAATGAAAATGATACTCTAAAAATCCTTCTCAAGCTTGCACATGACCCAAATGTTAGGTGGCTACTGCCTGAAGGCGCTCCTCCATACAAGTCTACAGATGCAGCTAATGATGTTCAGGGAAGACTCTATACTGAACTAAGGCGCTTCTATTTGTTTGTGGAAGGTGGTAATCCTCCTCCTCCTCCTATGCCTAATTCTAAAAGAGAAAAGCTTTTTATTGAATTGCTGGAATCAATTGATCCAGACGATTCAAGAACTTTGGTTGCTGTTAAGGATAAAAACTTGACAAGTCTTTATACTAATGTTACACCTAAGATTATCAACAAAGCATTTCCTAATCTGGTATTTGAAAAACCAGAATCAGAAAAGGCAGTTGATGCAAAAGTTCAACCAAAGAGAAAGGCAAAGAAGGCGAATGAGTAAAACTAAACGTTCTTTTGTAAGGGACGAATATGATGAAGACGATGGTGATTCCTTTCGTCTTCATGAAGAGAAAATGGCAAGAAGAAATGAAAGACTTCTTGAAAAAGCTTTGAAAACAAAAAATATTGAAGCGTTCATTCCTGAAGATGATAGTATTTTAGATGCTATAGATGAAGGATTTGAAGAAGGGTGGACAATGGAAGAAGAAGATTATGTTTCTTGTGTTGGTTGTGGTAAAGTTTTCATAACAGAAGAAGATTACAAAGGGGCAGAACATTTCTTTCAGCATGAAAATCATAAAGGTGGAGAAAATTCACCAGAAATTTCAGAATGGACGTGTTCTAGTTGCCTACAAAATCCAGAAGAAGATTAAATTTTATTTAATAATTCATAAAACTTTCATATTTGTATAAATACTTATCCATATCTTTATGAAAGGTTAAAAAAATGTTGGAAGCAATTATAGTTTTTCTTATGGCTTTGACTGTTTCTTTTATTGTGGTAGCTAATGCTACAGGATTTTATTTTATTTTCAAGTTACTCTTTTTGAACAGGTGATCTTATAAATAGTAGAAAGACAACGTGAGTATGAAACATGCCTTTCTACACTTTTTTTAATGAACAGACTAACGAAACTTTTGAAGACATGATGTCTATTTCTGAAAAAGAAATCTATCTTCAAAACAATCCTCATATTAAGCAGGAATATATATCCGCTCCAGCCAACCTTGATTCTGTAAGATTAGGCATAAAAAAACCAGATGCTGGTTTCAGAGATTTGTTAAAGAACATCAAGAAAAACACCAAATCATACAGAAACAAAAATGGCATCAACACCTTCTAGTTTAGAAGAATCTAATCAAAAAGCAGAATTAACTAAAGGGAAAGTTGATAGAGGACGATTTGAAAAAAGTCCTAATATGCCAGCAAGTGAATGGGAAGACCACCATTATAGATTATATCATCCTGCATTACCAAGAAATGTTGGTATAATTGCAACTAAAGATACTAGATATCCCGGTACTGCCTCTATTACCATATCTGGAAATAAAGAAGATGCCAATAAAGTTGGCACTGTAAATATTAGACATATTGCAAGACAAATTTCTAATGATCTTGGTGTAAAAGTTTATTCTGGTCTTAGAACAACTGGTGCAAGAGTTAAATCTGGAAAGGGACCATCCAGAGTATCTATACCAATCAAAGAATCAAATGTTGAAGGTTTGGAAATTTATCATGAAGGAAAAACTGATGTTGGTAAACAAATTTTCCATACCTTTTTTGTGGAACATCCAAAACTTGGACATAAAAGAATATATGTGAATACTATTCAACACAGAAACAAAAAATGGGAAGGTGAAATAGAAGTTGGTGGCAATGATCCCGGTAAACTTGGTCCTGCTGCTGTTAGACACGTAATGAACCATATCAGACAAGTCACTGGCATCACTAAATTTGTTGGTAAAAGAGAAACTGGCGCAGGTCCGGGAAGAATGCAATCAATAGATATGTTAAGAGAAGCTGAAGAACACAAGTTTGGAAAAACTACTCTTATAAAAATTGGTGCTGATAAAAGTGCTGAGTGGGAAGATCATGATTATGAATTGAGACATCCAAATATAAAACGTCCTGTAGGAATTACTGCAACCAAAATGGCAAAGTGGCCCAACTCAGCATTAATCAATATTGCTGGTAATCATGATGAAGATTATAATAAAATTGGAACGGTGGAAGCAAGGAAAATTGCAAGATTTATGAAAAAAGATTTGGGTGTAGAAACGTTCATGGGTAATAGAATGGGCGGATCAAGAAAAAACAGTCCAGCATCAGTAAAAATTAAAATTAGAGAATCTGTTGAAGGACTTCAAATAAAAAAAATACACGTACATTTTGATGATGATATGGTACAACATTCTTATAAAATTTTTCATCCAAATTTGGAACATCCTGTTCATGTTCATGCTACAAAATATTTTAAAAATCCAGAATTAGCACGTATGAATGTTGGTGGTAATGATATGGGGAAACTTGGTCCTGCAGTTGTTAGACATGTTGCTCGTTATATTGCAGATGACATGAAAATAACACAATGTAGTGGTCATAGATGTAGTGGTGCTGGTTCTGGTAGATTACAAAAAGTAACTATTAAAGAACGTGTCAAAGACGATAATGATGAAATTTACCATACAAAAGATTTAGAAGAATTTTCTCAACATCTTATTGACAAACATGGTGCTCATGTGGAAATGTATTGGACACCAGAAGGGCATGTAAACCTTCAGACACTTATAGTTCCAAAAGAACTTAGAAACCAAGGAATAGCTTCTAACGTGGTATCAGATATCAAAAAATATTCCAACAAAAATAAAGTCAAAATTATTTTGAATGCTGTACCTTTGGACAACTCCACAAAAAGCGAACAACTTGTTGACTTTTATAAAAGTCATGGCTTTGTGGAAAACAAAGGTAGAAATAAAGATTATCGTATAGCAGGATTAGACACCATGTACCACAACCATAAGGAGAACAAAAAAAAGAAATAGATTATGTTTTTTCAATTTAATACAAAGGAGATTTCTTTGAGTAAAAAATCTAGAGAAGAAAGAAAAGCATCAAAAAAAGCAAGACACCAGACTGCATGGAAAGATAATGTCATACCTTTGAAAGATCATTTTTCTCTGAAAGAAATTCAACCATTAACAGACAAACAATGTGAAGCCTTTGAAGAATATTATAAAGGAAAAAATCTAATTCTCTATGGAACAGCAGGAACAGGTAAAACCTTTCTGTCAATATATTTGGCACTAAAAGATATCTACGAAAATCAAAAACATAATAAAATAGTGATTATTAGATCAGCAGTTCCGTCCCGTGATCTTGGATTTATGCCGGGTAATATGAAAGAAAAATCATCATACTTTGAACAGCCTTACCATCAAATCATGGGCAATCTTTATAATAGAGATGATGCCTATACAATCCTGAAAAATAAGCATATAGTGGAATTCATGACTACCTCATATGTAAGAGGTATCACTCTTGATAATACAATCATTATTGTGGATGAAATACAGAACTTTACAGAAGAAGAATTACATTCTGTAATGACTAGAGTTGGTAAAGGATCAAAGATTGTTCTGTGTGGTGATTTGTCACAGAATGATTTGAAGAAAGAAAAAACAGGATTTGGACTTTTTGTCAAAATCTTCAAGAAAATGAATTCTTTCTCTATGGTAGAGTTTGGAATTGAAGATATCGTAAGGTCTGGTCTAGTGAAAGAATATATAATAGCAAGAAATAAAGTAGAAAACCAGAATAATATACCACTATTGAGGGATTAAATGTATCAGTTTAAAACAAATTTATTTGAAAGTCAACATAGAAAAAGTGTTATTGGTACTATTGCAAGTACATTAGGATGGAAAAATAAAGGTGATCATGCTGAAGATGGTTCAGGTCATTCTGTTCATGTGGAGAATGGTTATTACCATTTACGACATAATGGCAATGATACAGGAATATCTGATCATCACCATGATGATATTGTGCATAAAAAAACTGGAGAAGTTCTTAAAAAAGGAATGGTTTCCAAAATACTAGATTATATTAACAAGTAAACGTGAAAGATTTATATTATGTTTATACACAAGCCTTATGAATTTGAAAAACTAGAACAAATTACACATCCTAATGGTATTCGTTTCTATAAGACACCTAAAGGAAACGAATACCATTCTGTAACTACAGTTCTTTCTCATATGTTATCAAAACAAGCTTTGATAGATTGGAGAGAAAGAGTTGGAGATGAAGAAGCAGATAGAATTCTAAAATTTGCTGGTGCCAGAGGCACACACGTACATGCTGTATGTGAAGAATATCTTATGAAATATCTGAAAAATGATGAGATAGAAGAAAAGAACTTACCACCAGAAGTGCTTGATCCCTTTATGAAAATTAAAAAGGTGGTTGACAAAAATATAAAAATTGTTAACAATACAGAATTTCAAGTCTACTCAGATCGTATGAAAACTGCAGGAACATGTGACGTTCTTTGTCACTTTGATGGTGTACCATCAGTTGTAGATTTTAAAACATCCATGAAATATAAAAAAGAAGAATGGATTGACAAGTATTTTTATCAGGTAACTTGTTATGCCCTAATGGTCTATGAAATTCACAAGATTGTTATTCCAAGAATTGTTATTATTATTGGAACAGATGGTGTGGAAAATGCACAGGTTTTTGTGAAAGAAACCAAGAATTATGTTAAAGAAACTTTAAACATTTTTCAAAACTTTCACAATCTTTCAAGTGATTTGCTTCCTTCCACATAACATATAAGCCTTGTTCTCTTCCAAAGGCTTCAATTTCCCAAGGTTGTTCCCAATAAGGAACATTATTAACAAGAGTGTTAATCTTGTTTCCACGCCACACAAGGTTATGTGGACCCTTGAATAAGTCTTTCATTTCTCCTGTTGCATACTGTTTTACATGAACCAGTTCATGACACATTGTCATGATAAAATCTTCAATTTCAAGAGATTTATCAATTTCAATCGTAAATTCACGTGGTTTATGGTTATCATCTTCCCAAGAAGTTGTACCTTCCAGTTTTTCCGTTTCCATTAACCCTTTTATGACTTTAATCGTTACTTCAAGATTTTTTGACAATTTTTTACCAACAAGATGTTCAACTACCCAAGGCGCAATATTTTTGATAGCAGCCTTTTGGATTTTTGTGGCATTTCTTATTGAAAGTTTTTTTAAATTTGCCATTTTTGAACCTTTTGGTACTTATGTATTTATGTATACAGGAACGCAAATGAAAAGTCAAGGAAAAATTTTTAAAAAACTTATTGACTTTAGATTTTAAATCAACTATCTTGTTTTCACTAAATGACGAAACGAAACAAAGGAGTTAAACAAATGTCACATGAAATTGAATTTAAGAACGGTGCCCATTCTTTTGCTTATGCAGGTCTTCCTACATGGCATGGTCTTGGGAAGCATGTACCTTCTGATCTTACCCCTGAACAGATGCTGAATGCTGCCAGCCTTGATTGGAAGGTTAAGAAGATTCCAGCTTATGCAGAAGTTGCTGGTAAGCGTATTATGATGGATCATGGTCTTCTTGTACGTGAAGACGATAATACCATTCTTGCTGAAGTTCCTACTGATTGGAAGGAAGTTCAGAATTCAGAAGCAGCAGAATTCTTCAATCAGTTTATTGAAGAAGGTTCCATGTCAATGGAAACTGCAGGTTCACTTAAGGGTGGTCAGATTGTTTTCTTTCTTGCCAAGGTGAATGACTCTTTTGAACTTTTTGGTGGTGATAAGGTGGATTCTTACCTTCTTTTCTCCAACATTCATAAGTATGGTTTCTCAACATCAGTTCAATTTAACCCTGTACGTGTTGTTTGCCATAACACTTTCACAATGGCTATGGATCACAAGTCCAAGAACATTGTTAAGGTAACGCATCGTAAGCAGTTTGATTCTTCACAGGTCAAGGAACTTCTTGGTATTGCCAAGTCAAAGCTTGGAACCTACAAGGAATCAGCGTCTTTTATTGGTTCTAAGAAGGCAGAAAAGGAAGATATCGTGGAATATTTCCAGAGGGTGTTTCCAATTCTCAATTCCAAGACTGAAAAGAAGACTTCCAAGAATGCCAATGCTGCTTTGAATGCTCTTGAAGCACAACCCGGAGCAAACTTTGCAGAAGGTTCATGGTGGCAAGCTTTTAACTCTTGTACCTATCTTATTGACCATCAGATTGGACGTTCTGACAACACACGTCTTGCCTCTGCATGGTACGGTAAGAACCGTCAGGTCAAGATTGATGCCATGAAGCTTGCAATTGAGTATGCAGAAAAATCACCTGATCTTGTTACTGCTTAAAGGTTGACAAACAAAGGGAGTTGAAATATACTCCCTTTGTAATTTTATGGAGATAAAAAATGAAAAAGATAATTCACATTAACAGAAATATCATTCAGCAAAATGCCAAGAATGGTACAACCAAACCAGTTTGCCGTGTGCAAGAAGGAAAGAATGTGAGATATTGTATGGAAGTTCATATTGACGGTCCATCCAAGATGATATATTCTCCTGATAAGCCTCTTAAGTGTGGTGCCAAACTTTGGATTGAAACAGAAGCAGATGTGCAGTTGATTGGAGAAGATAATGTATAAAGTTCTTTATAAAAATGATGATGCAGGAACGGATTTTGAAATAATTCCAAAACCAATCAATCTTGAACAATATTGTGAAATTAATGAATGTGAATTGATTGTTGAGTATGATTCATCTGCTGAAAAAGATAAAAAATGGTATGCTACAGTATCATATCCTTCTTCAAAGAAGAAAGAAGAATATGTTCGTGGTTTTGGTTCAACACAACTAAAAGCAATGGCACAACTCGTTGATGAAATTAATACTAGAAGAGATTTTCCTATTACAATAACTCTTGGTCGTAAAGGATGGATTAAAAGAACAACTTATGTATAAGCGTTTAAAATATCTCTGTTGGATGGTCTGAAAGAGGATGGTATGGCACCAGATGTTCCACCACCTTTTCTACCACCACCAGAAGAACCACCTCCCTGAACAATAACAGGTTGTGTTACCTGAACAACTTTTGGCTGTTGACTTCCCATACCATAAGCCATAAGAGAAGCACCAGAAGAAGGATTGCCCGCAATAATTTCTGGTGAAGAACCAGATAGTTTTGGTGATTTTCCTTTTACACCGTTTTTCTTTAACCAATTGGTAAGAAAGGTATCTGCATCTTGTCTTGATCTAAAGTATGCATGAACATGTTGACCAGTTGAACCTGTACCTGCAGCAAAAGTATGATCTTCTGCAGCAATATTAACATTATATTCTAAACCACAAGATTTAATTGCTCCTATTAGTGCGTTTCTTGTTTGTTGTGAACCACCAGCTTGTGAAATATCAACACCTAACCCTTGACGATGTACGTTTGTTTCACCTTTTTTTGCATGATGCTTATCATTGAAAGATACAACAGAACCTGAAGGAATGTGTCCTTTTTTATACATTTGAGAAACAAGAATATCTAAAGCAGGATGATTCTTGTCTAGTGTTTTATCATAACGTGTTCCTTCTGCATATGTATTTTTACCACCATCACCATATGATGGCACATTTGAGTAACCAGAAGTGTCTACATCTGTTCCTTCATATCTAGATTTACTTGACCCTCCACCACCTCTACCTCCACCAGAATAATCTGAAGGTGAATATGATACTGGTGTCATACCTGCTGAAACTGGTGCTCCTGTTTTTGGTTTTTGAGCATCACCACCAGTTTCTTGTTTTTTGTATTTTTCATATCTTCTATTGAAATCTGCAACAAACAAATCTACAAATTCTTTTACAGTAATTGTTAAATGGTTTTTTCCTGCTAACGCCCCCCACATATTTCCTTTAAGGTTTGTTATAGACATTTCTACTGTCCAATTTTTATTATGACCACCTTTAACCATCCATTTAGCCATACCTTCTACGGCTCGCATATTTGGATCATTATAATATGCTTGCATATATGCAGTGCCACCAGCAATTCCTTGTTGATGCAATAGATAAATTTCTGCAGGAGTTGGGTATCTACCCATATGTCTTTTAAAATATTCTCTGTTTCTATTTGTTGATGCTACAGCATCTTTTGCACCATCCATTGGGCTATGTCTTGTTCTTCTAGTTTGGAAAAGACCTTTATATCCTGTTCCTTCTGGAGCGGCAACTCTATTTCCGTCTTTATCTTTTTTCCAATATCCTGCTTCTGGATTATGACCACTTTCAATTTCTGCCATAGTTCTTGCCAATGCAAGATCACCACCAGTATTGTCAGCATAATATCTTTCTGCAGCTTCTACTTCTGCATTATCTGGTTTCCAAGAACTGCCACCTGATTTTCCATTACCTCCACCTCCACCTCCTCCACCAGCTACACCACCAGTAGAAGGTGTTGGTGTTCCACCTACAGAAGGTTTACCTGTAGCAGCATCCATATTTCTTTTAAGTTCTTCATCTCTTTTTTTCTGTGCATCTCTATCCCAACCAGCACCACTTCCACCAGAAGGTTTTGAACCATCTTTTGAAGAAGAACTTCCAGAAGAAGGAATGATATAATCTACAGCAGATGTTAAATCGTTTTCAATTCTTCTCCAAATAGCATAAAACCCAGAAAAATCTTTTAGGTCAGAAGCAAACCATTTATACATTGCTCTACCTACATCTTCACCAACAATAGTTCCATAATAACCACCAAGAATAGCACCAGCAATGGCTGCAACAGGACCAGCAAAAGGTATCCATGACATAGCAATACCCATCAAGCTACCCAAAATCCAAGCACCACCAGTACCACCAACAATTTTACCTAATGCTCTTGCAAAAGAATTTTCAACACCTTGTGGATCATCTGCAGTGGCTTGTGCAAAAACAATTGTAAACAAAGCATCCAAAACAATAACAGAACGTGCTGCAAATTTTAATTTATTCAACCATTTCAAAACATTTTGCATACTTGCTCTTGCCAAACCAGAAGCAAAATTAGTAACAGTTGACATTAATCCTGCTTTACCAGCATTAAAAATACTTGAAAATTTTGCAGCAGCAGCAGTTCCTGCACCAATACCAGATGCAGAAGCACCAGCCAAACCACCAATAAGTTTTTCAGTTCCTTTAATAAATTCTAGAAACCCTCTGATTTGTGGAGCCAAATGAAAAACTTGACCCATAATTCCTGCAGCAATAGGTAAAGCCAAATACCAAAAACTTGATGAAGATTTTCCATCAGAATCAGATGAACCATCAAAACCTTCTCTACCAGAAACAAGAGAAGGTTTTGTCAGTTTTTCTAATTCATCTTCTCTTCTTTTCAAGTCTTCTGACATTGTTGACTTGCGTTTATCATCTTCCATTTTAGAAAGAGTTTTACGCAAATCATCAATTTTTTCATGAATTACTTTGTTGCCAGCTAAAGCTTCTTTGATATAATCAATAGTAATGTTTTGTTTTTGTTCAATTCTTTCAACAACTACTCTCATAAACCCTATGCTTTCTAGGGTTTTTCTAAAACCAATATCAATCAAATCCTTGAAAGATGTTGATGAAGAATTGGGCATTGTATTATCACCACCAGAAAAATTAAAGGCACCTTCACCTGTTATATGTGTAATGCCACCAGTACCAGAACCTTGTTGTGGTCCTGAATTGGTTGATGTAGAAATATTATCTGGTGTATTAATTGGCATTTTCTTTCTGTTTTTCCATAAAGTCTTTGATTAAATCAGTAAATAGATCACGTTCAAAGGGGAACATATGTTCAACATCATATAATGAATATTTATGATGTTGAACTAATGAAAAAACTAGAAAGTAATAATTGGATAATGTGTTGTGGCTTAAACTAACGTAAAAAAATCATTTAACGTCTCAAGAACAATTTCTTGTTCATGTCCCAAAGAGTTGGTATATCTGATGGTATGAGACAGTTTTGGCATGGTTTCAAAGAACGTCTTGATTTTATTAAACGCAGAAGGTGTTAAAGTATTAAGAAAATCTTCTTTTTCTGCATCAGACATTTCAGAGAAAATGTACATGTCTTCTTCAGAAACTGTTAATTTATCCAAACAAGACTTGACTAACTCAAAAAATGATGTAGCAGTATCTGGAGCATTTACAACTTTATCTGATAGTTCCATGCCGGGATATCTAAGATAAAGATTCATGGTTTCTGATAGTTGAATTTTGTTTGTATGATCTGGATCAAATTTAACATCAACATCATCCAGATTCAAAGAAACTGTGTAATTTTTCTGGTCTTCATTATCTTTATATGTTAGTGTGATAATGTTGTTCACAGAAACAGCACGTAACCTTAAAAAGATATATTCAACATCAAAAATCATTAAAGAATTGACATTAAAATCTTCTGTAACAATACAGTTGTTGATAACCTGTTTCATTGCAGAAATTATTTCATTGATGTTGCCTGTTTGTTGAGCCATAAGAAGAATTTTTTCTTCCTTGACAAAATAAGGTCTGTGCTTTACTTTCTTTTTTGTAGATGGGATGGTCAACTCAAAAGTAGGATATTCAATTTTAGGTAATGACATAATTTCTCCTTAAATACCAAATACACTTCCTAGTTGCTTTATACCAGAAACTGCATTATTAATTGCATTAACAATTCCAGTAACACTGTTTACTGAACTTCCATAATTATTTATAGCCTGAAAAGCAGCACCACCAGAATAAATTCTTTCCATGACAGAAAGAGTTTCTACTTCTGCCTGTTCACCTCTAACAAATCCACCATTGGATTCAAAAGCCATATCAAAATATGAAAAGGTTACAGGTATGTATGTGATTTGGTCAATGTTTGCCCAAGAATAATACATGGCAGAAACGTCAACAGGAAATGCTTTTGTTAAAGTTGTTTTATAAACCTGATTTCCTGCTAAATCATAAAGAGCAATTGAAACTTGTGTTTCTATGTTCTTTTTATAATTGACATGAAAAGGTTTCATGCTTGGAACAACTTTATTTGATAAAGTGTTGCCAACAGCAGATTGATATTCTGCTACACCTCTTGTCCATGCTCTAAAAAACTTAAGAACGTTTCCTTCCGCATCTCCAAGAATGTTCATGGAGACTTGTCCTGTAACGAAACCAGTAGGCATATCTTCTTGTGGACCAATACCATATCTTTGAACAGGATGTGTGGTTATTCTGATACCGGGAAAGTTTACAGATGCAACCAGAAAGGTTAAAGTACCTGAATCAATTTTGTTGTCTGTATCAAGTTGAACATCACTTGGAATAGCAATTTCAACTCTGAAAAGTGTGGTTCTACCAACACCACCAAGAGAATCAATTTTAGAACGAAAATCTGCCACATTAAATGTAGCATATTTTGCTTTAGGTGGTCTTTTACCAACACCTTCTTCTCTTTGTGTTTCTGTTCTTACAAATGTTCCATCATTTTGAAGAATATCTGGCATTAATAGTTTTTCCTAGTTATAATTGTCTTACTTTACTCATTGAATCTTTATAAACCTGTTCAGCAGTAACTCCATTCTGCCACTTGGCAACTGGCAAAAAGATAGCCATAGGCCATTCATTAGGAGCAATGTACATATATTTAGACCTTACCTGAGTGAAAAGATATCTCTTGACACAAGGTTTAAATAGTCTCATTTGTGAAGCACTTTTCAAAATTTGATATGAAACTCTTAATTTTGTGGTATCATCAAATTTTTTGTTGTTAACCAAGGTATCAAGGGCATCAAGTAAACGTGCTCTTTGCTGTGGTGGCAAGTAATGAAAATTGATTCCCAAAAATCCATCTGAATATGATTCAATTGGAAAAATCAAGGGAAATCTGTCCCAATAGGGCAATTTCTTTTTATCGTTTTTATGTTTGGCATCATAGTAAAAAAGATACATTCTACCAACAGAATATCTGTTGAATTTATTTTGAAGTCTGTCAGTATCTTCTTTGATAAGTTTTGTAGCATCTCTTGTAGACCTAGCAGCTTCTCTTCTGTACCATTCCTTGGCTTCTCTTACTTTTAGAGAAATTCCTTCTCTAGCAGCTTTTTCAAATATGCTTTCAAACGTTCCTACAGCCATTATTTCTTCTTTCCTTTATTTGGAAACAATTGTTCTTCAGTCAGAATCTTCCACTTATAACCTTTTTTCTTACAGTATTCAATAGCAGCATCCCATTTAGCTGAATTATTACCCCAAGTGATTACTTCCTTTATATATTTCTTTGAAATTGTGTTTTTTTGAATGGGTGGAGGTAAAGTTTGATATTTTGGTTTTATTTCTATTAATTCTTGTGTACCATCCTTATATTTGACCCATACATCAGGAAAATATCTTCTTGTTTTACCAGAAAATGGATCAACATAGGGTATTATTATTTCTTCTGAAGACCACTTTTCCACTTTATCAGAAAGGTCCAAATCAGAGAAAACTTTAAGTTCCCATCTGCTTCTCCAAACTACGTTTGTTGGATCACCACGATATTTATGTGGGTTCTTTGGTTTAAATTTACCTTTCATCTTATTCCTTGCTAATAAATAATATATTACTGATTATTTATAGGCAAGACACAAATGACCACAAACATTGGTTTGGTTCCAGCAATACAAGATTTGCAAACTAAAATAATGCAAACTGCAGCAGACGTTGCAAAAACTGTTGATACAGTTAATGGGTTAACAGGACCAAATGGAATGAAAGTTCCTAATATTGCATCTCTACAGAAATTGCTAGGCTCTTTGCCAACAGGTATTTCAACAATTCAAAATGTTGTTGAAACGTTTTCAAATCAAGGAATGCCAAACCTTTCAGGCATTAATGGATTGGGTGATTTCATCAATTCTGCCATAGGAACTGCACAGAACGTTGTAGGACAGGTTCAGGGAGTGGTAGGTGCAGCAGCAGCTTTAGGTATCAATGTTGAGGCTCTAGGTGGTCTATCTTCAGCTATAGCAGGTGTTTCTACATCAGTAGGAACTGCAGGATCAAATAAATTTCCTTTGACACCAAGATTTGATTGGGAAATTGAAACAACAACTGCGGGGGTAACGTTTCCTTCTGATTTAGGTGATAATTTTCCAAAAATTCAGTTTTCAATTGCTGCATATGAAAAAGGAAAAGTTACACAAGCAGCATCTTATAGACCAGAATATTCTGTGTTTCTTCCAATGCCAAAAGATTTAAATGAATCTTATCAATTGAATTGGTCAGCATATTCTCCCGGTCCTATCAGAGCAATAGCTAATGAAATTGCAAAAACAATAGAAAATGTTTCAGATGGATCAGTCAATCCTTTACAAAAAGCATGGGACGATCTTACAAAAGGTTCTGCTGCTGCTTTAGAATCTGCAAGAAATGCTCCAGACAATGAAAAGGTAGCAGCAATTGCAGGTGCAGGTGTTCTTGGCTTATATGCAACAGGAAGAATGGGTACAAGTGAATATAATCTTCTTACCAACTTTGCTGGTAGAACAGTCAACCCATATACAACTGTTGCGTTTAACGGTCCAATGTTAAGACAACACAGTTTTTCATGGTTCTTTGCTCCAAAAACACCAGACGAATCACAAACAGTTTTAAAAATTCTTAATATTTTTAGAAAAACTGCTTTACCAAAACCAATGCAGGGTGCTTTTTTAGAATATCCAAAAGTTGTCAATATTAAATTTCATCCTAAAGAAGATAAACTTTACAATTTTAAACGTTGTGTAATTACATCTTTAAATATTAATCATTCAGGTTCAGGTCAGCTTTCATTTTTCAATCAAACTGGTTTACCAACAGTATATTTTCTTCAAATGTCTCTACAAGAAATAGAACTTTATACATCAGACGATGTAGGTAAAAGTTCCAATGAAACTGATAAATTGGATACATGGGACTTGGCTAATGTTTTAAATATTACTGGTGGAGATAATGTTGAAGATATTTGGGGATTTAAATAATGGAACATTATTTTCTAAACTTTCCTATTTTGAATTATGAAGGCTTTGCTGCAACCAATATCATGGCAAGACCTTACATAAGACAAATATTCAAAGAAAATCATCAGCTTTTTTATCAGTATAAAGTACCACAGGGACATAGACCAGATAAAGTTGCCCATGATCTTTATGGCAAGTCAGAATATGTGTGGATACTTTATCTCTTCAATGATATCATTGATCCTTTTTATGATTGGGTTCTTTCAGAAGACGATTTTGAAGAAATGATAAAAGACAAGCATGGTACTATTGAAAATTCAATGAGACGAATAATGTACTACAGAAATAATTGGTATGGTGATGAAACAAGATTGGATGCTTCTGGTTATGAAGCTTTAACATCTTCTTTAAAAGCTTTTTGGAAGCCAAGAGTTGTTGGTACAAACATCATAGATTATAAGAGAAAAGATGTTGATCAAGTAAAGAACACCAATCAGATTCTTACCATGTCAATAACACTTTCTAATTCTTCTGTTGCCTTTACATCAGGAGAATATGCCAATCAAGGTTCAAATGGTTCACAGGTAGCTTTCTCAAATTCTTCTACTCTTGTTCTCAAACACATTGTTGGATCATTTTCAAACTCTTCAACAATCACTGGAGCAAACTCAGGTGCTGTTGCAACAGTAACATCATCCTTGTCAACACAAAATGTTATTTCAACAGATCAAATGGTTTACTATTCACCTGTTTATGCTTATGATGTTGAACAGGAAGAAAATGAAAAAAAATCTTTTATCAAGTTAGTCAAGCCAGAATATGTTCCATTTCTTGAAGAAAAATTAGGAGAAGCACTTAGATAATGGCTGATCAAAAAGGCAACAGTTACCAATTAGGTGATGTGCTGGTAAACAAACTTACCATAACATCCAATGGCAAAACAAGAGACATAACACCACAAGTTGTTGAATTATTTTTGTATGAAGATATTCTTACACCTTATCTTTTTCTTACTCTTGAAATTCATGATGCTATTGGTCTACTTAGAACATTTCCAATCATTGGTGAAGAAACTGTAGAACTGGAATTTGAAACTCCCGGTAGAGATAAGTACAAAGCAAAATTCAAAACTTTTGAAATAGAAGTAGGTTCAGCAACAGACAATCAATCAATGTTGGGCTATAGAGTTTCCTGTTGTTCAGAAGAAGCTTTTGAAGACGCTATTCACAATGTTGAAAAGGGTTACAAAGAAACTATTGATGTGATTGTAAAGGACATTTTGCAAGACACAATCAAAACAAAAAAGAAATTCTTTTATGAGCCTTCCAAAGGTATTCAAAACATAACCTTTACCAGAAAGAATGCCTTTGCTGCAATAGATTTTTTGAGAAAACGTGCAGTGTCACAGAAATACACATCATCAACATATTTCTTTTTTGAAAACAAGTATGGATTTAACTTTAATACTCTTGAAGGAATCATGGATCAAAATAAAGGAAAGATTGGAGATAAAATCTTTACCAGACACGTAATTTTAAATAATGAAAATCAAAATCCACAAGGGTTTAGACAAATACTTTCTTATAATGTTGGTAGACAGTTTAACATGTTATCTTCTTTGTCTCTAGGTGCTTTGAATGGAGTACATCAGACGTTTGACATTCTCAGAAAAGAATTCAAAGAGAAAAAATATACCATCAAAGACTTTCCTGAATTCAAAAATGCAGAAGAAAATGGTGCAGTATCACCCTTTGGTACAGATACCATTTCCAAGTATGGAAAAGACGTAGCAAACTATTACTATAACATATCCAATTCAGCAAATCCAGACACATATTTGAATGATAATCTCATGAAAAAGATTGCATTCTCTTCAATTCAGTTGAATGGTTCCATTGACATGCAGATTCATGGTGATTCCAGTATGACTATTGGAGATGTTTTAACACTTAAAATGCCAAAAACAGACGGTACAACCAAGACCAATGTACAACCAGAACCTTTACAAAATGGCAACTACGTGGTGACTAGAATGAACCATCATATTCAGTTCTCAGATGGTAGACCTAAATATTTGTGTATTTTAACTGCAGTCAGAGGAATTTACAAGCAATGAAGTTGTTTTCAAAAATTTTGGAAGAAATGTCTAAATCAGAAGAAACTCTTGATGAACTTTATAATGATAGAAAAGGTGGTGGTGGTCATGGACACCCATTCTTTCATAGAATAACTGCCATTGATAGAAATTATAGCGAAACTAAAGTACAAGAAGGTTATGGTGATCCTTTTCATTGGCTTCATCTTGCACAACAACATTCCGCTAAAAATCCAAATCATATTTTTAAAGTTATGCATCATCAATTGGTTCATTTTAGAAATGGTGGTTCTGGATATCAACATGTAGGTCAAAACAGATATTTCCATCAAGGTAGAGAAACATCTTTAACACAATTAAACTTACATGAATTGAGTGATGGAAGCAAAGGTCCACAATCTTTTCCCGGAGATGGTCATTGGTCAGGAAATTGGTTTGTAATTCATCATGATATAAGAACAGGCAAAAAAAGAATTCCACAGGCATGGAGATGGATGAGTAAAGAAGCAGCTTATGCTGCAGCAAAACATGATAATAACAATTGGGTTATAAGAGATATAAACAAACCAAAATTTGGACTTCCAAAATTTAATGCTGATAAAGAAAAAAGAAAAACAGGTGAAGGTCAAACTTTCAGAGAATACTATTTCCCTGTACATGCAAGAGATTTACACAAACATGGTTTCAAAATATCAAAAGGTAGTGGGTTAGATTTTAAATAATGACAGTAAAACAAGCAGGTAAAAAAAACTTCAATTGGTTTTTTGCTAGAGTAGAGGATAGAGATGATCCTTTACAGCTAGGAAGATTTCGTATAAGATGTTTTAATCTCCATACAGAAGATAAAGCAAAACTGCCAACAGACATGTTACCTTGGGCAACTCCTGTTCAACCAGTTTCTTCTGCAGCTTTTGGTGAAATTGGTGTATCACCAACAGGTATTGTTGTTGGTTCAACAGTCATGGGTTTCTTTGCTGATGATGAAGAAGGCCAAATTCCAATCATCCTTGGTACTTTTGCTGGTATTCCAAGAGTTGATGATAAAGATGCTCATGATGTTGCCCAAAGAGCAAGAGGTATTGACAATCTTAAAAATGAATATGTAGAAGATGTTGAGCCAAATATGGCTTTTAAAGCCAAGTATCCATACAATAAAGTTCTTACCACAGAATCAGAAGGTGGTAAAGGGCATATTTTGGAAGTTGATGATTCTCCCGGTGCAGAAAGACTTCTTGCATGGCACAAGAAGGGGACTTATGTTGAGATAAATCAAGATGGAAGATTGGTTATAAAAGCAGTAGATGATTCTTATATCATTACTGTTGGTGATGGTATTCTTCATTGTGGTGGAAACCTCACAATAGTTGTTGTGGGTTCTGCAGGTATTGCTGTTGGAGGTAATGCAGCAATTGAAGTTGTTGGTACTTTGACTGCCAATATTGGTGGAGATTTGACTATAAATGCTGTTGCAGGAAACACTTATGTTTATACTATGGGGTCCACTACTGTTGAGTCAGATGGAGATATTACTATAAAAAGTGAAAGTTCTATAAATATAGAAGCAGCAGATAAAATCAAACTATCAGCATCTAGAATTGATTTAAATTAAGAGAAGAAGCTATGGCAAACATAAACGAAATTTTTGGTGGTAAATCAAAAAAATATATACATCCACAACATCAGGTTGATGATGTTCTAAGAACAAAATATGGTTGGACAGATGAACATTTTAATCATGTTTTGACTCAAGCTTCTAGAAGACATTTTGTTCCTTTTAAACATATGGACAATTATCATGGTGGTGGTATTGGTCTTGGAGAAACCCCAAAATCATTAGCTAAACATATCCATTGGTTTTATTCAGATTATATTAAAGATGAACTTCCTTCAGATTTTCCCAAATTCAATACACCCAAAAACAGATGGCTTAGAGAGACAAACATGACAAACATCACAGAAGCTTTTAGAGTAACTCTTAGAGATAAAAAAACAGGAGTTGTTGTTGCAGATTCTCATGTAGGAGATGTTATTGACAAACATGGAAACGAGAATTATTCTTCTTGGATGGATATGCATTCAAGACTTCAGAAAATAGCTGATGATAATCCTAATCATTCTGTAGAAGTTCATCATAATGGCAAAAAAAATATAATTATGCCAAAGAAAAGAAGTTGGCTTGGTGAGGCCAGAATGCCACTTGAAGGTCATCCATACCATCAAAAATCAGATGCAGAACTGCGTTATATTATTAAAGATGCAGGAGAAGCAGCAAAAAATATGAGAGGCATGGGTAATACAGAAAAAGAAGCCAAATATCTTGACCAAATAAATGATGCATCAACAATTCTACATTACAGAGGATTAGCTGAATCCTTGAATGAAGGAAGATTTGGAATTATGGATTCTGCTGCACATTTATATGCAACTTCAGCACAAGATAATCATAGTAAAATGTTAAAAGCACAGTCTTCAGGCAACACATATGAAGCAGAAAAACGAAAAATATTAAGAAATAGAAATCATGAAAAATATAAACAAGTTACTGGTGAAACTTTAGATTTTTCTAGAAAAAATATTAAAGAATCCTACAATCTTGTTGAAAACACTAAAAGAGTTTTTCCAGACAATCTAATGTCAGGTTATTCTAAGTTCATTTCAAAACAGAATTCTTACAACAATCTTGGTATTGAAGAAGGTTTCACAGACAGAATTAAAGATGCTTTAAAGACTCATGAACCAGATTCTTTTGGTACATATGACACTGATTCACATGAGACTGAAGCAGCCTTTGCACACACTTTAAACAGGTTTAGAGAAGCAGGTTCAAACAAATGGGATTTGCATATTAAAGGCTCACATGGTAGAAGAATTGGTGGTCAAAATCTAACAAGACTTGGACAAAAAACACAATGGTTAACTGGTGCAAAAGCAGTTCCTTTTAAATCAACAGGAACACTTATAGGTACATTTCAACACAAAGAAAATCCAGATCATAAGATTGACTTTGCTCTAGGAAGAACTGGTACAGGTGGAACCAAGATTATTAGTGCTACCCACAACATGTCAGGTTCATCAATTTCTAATGCTTCTCCTGCAGATATGGAACAGTTTATGGGTAAGTTGACTAGAACAGCTAAAGGTTATCAGGGATTGACTGAAAGAAGGTCAGAAGTATCTCTTGATGATCATGTCCGTATTGCAAAAATGGCTGATGAAGAGGGTGATTTTGAATTGAGGGATCATCATATTAAAGCTTATAAAAACAAAACTGGTAAAGATTTAATGATTGATGATCATTGGTTGACTGAAGGATATGATGAAGATAGTGACAATTATGAAGTTCAATCAAACAATTACCAAACAAATAGAGCATTAGCCACTAAACATAATACTGATGCCAAATTCCATAAATCTCAAAGAGATAAAGCTACTAATAGAGAAGATTGGAATAAACATAATGAAAATTATGAAAGTTCTAAATATAATGAAATAGTTCATAATACAAAGGCCAATCAGGCATCTCATAATTTAGATAGAATTAACCGCCAAAGAAGAAGATTTTCATCATTATAAAGACTTGAAAAATAATGCCCGGTATTTCCAGAGTGAATTACGATATAGTTGGGGGTTTAGTTACAGAAGCTAAAGCCCCAACAGTTTATGCTGATGGTTTTAATGTAACATGTCTAGGTGCTCAAATAGAACCTCATGGTATTGGACCACATGCAAATCCTACAATGGCAGAAGCATCTTCTACAGTGTTTGCTGAAGGTATTGCCATAAGTAGGGCTGGTGATAGAGCAAATTGCCTACACGCCACAACTGGATCAAGTTCAGTGTTTGTTGGAGATTAATTAAATTCTCTCCAACACACTTATAAAATCAATTGTTGCTATTGCAGTACATTTGACTTTAAAAACAGTATCATCAGGCGCTTTCACATACACCTCAATGATATCGCCTTCTTCATAATCAAAATCATTACATTGTTCAATAAATCTTTTAGCTGCCTTTTGTATTTGAAAGGCATGTGTGTTTTTCCAATTACCATTGACATTAATTGGTGTAGCATCCTCCCATTGATTTTTTGGATTTGAAAGAAAGTCCATTCCAAAGAATTTGTTTGGTGTAAGACAGAGAAATGTTGACATTATTTAATATCCTTTGAAATCAACCACATTACAATAATAACGGACAATATGTTTATATGAAACTACTGGTTCTTCTTCTGTTTTTGTTGGGTAGGTTTATCTTCTAGAAGAAAAAATAATCTTGATTCAAATGGTTCTTTTTCAGACAAAAGCCATTCAAACAAAACAAAAGTCCAAAATAAAGTCCACAAAGGAACCAGAACAGGCCAAGCAATAAACCATCTTAAATATGTTTTAGTGTCAACATCTACTCTTGAATGTGGATCATAAAACAATATAGTTATAAACATAATAAAAAATTCCATTATAAAATAAAATATCCAAAACAATTCAAAATCTTGACTGAATTGATCACTCATTTAAAAAATTCCTTCTCAATAATCTTCCACCACAAAATACAAACAAATGTACTCCAAAAAGAGAATGCCATGATTGATACAAAGAAGTCAATATATAAAGCTATCAATACACTCTCCTGTTTAGATATGCCCATACAATATAAAGAGGCCAACCTGCTGCATAAAGAAACACGTTTCTAAAAGAAATATGTCCTTCACTCCACAGAGTAAAGGTGAAAATAAGAACAGCATAAGCTATGCACAGATATACTGTAGCATACACTTGTAGAAATAATTCCATAATATCAATCCTCTTTGTTTTTGTGTTTGGCTTTACGTGTGTATGCCTTTCTTGAACGAACAATCTTAGGCATGATACGTGTAACAGCTTTGGCAATAGGGTTTTTCTTGGCAGTCATTTTAGAAGTTCCTTTCCTTTTTGACATTTTAAGTATATCCTATTTTATTCCTTTGTCAAGCTATTCCAGCTTGATTATTTTATCTGTCAACCAAACAACAGACTTTTCTGCTTTGATTGTAATCTTGTAAACTTCATTCTTGTCAAGGTTCTTAACGTAATAAATCCTGTTATGGTGTATATTTTTGTCACCAAATTCTTCAAAAAAAGTATGTGCTGCATCATCTGGTTCATATTCTGTTGTATAAAGGACACAGTTTTCATCATTCCAATCAATACTGGCAAGTTCAACATCCGTTACAGCAAACTTATATGTCATGTTCTCTCTCATAATAAAATCTCCTATCTAAACCACTTTAAGGCTATGTAAGTTCCAACAAAAGCACCAAGCATCATTGGAATAAACAGAGAAGCATTATCAATATATTGTAAAACCAGATAGGCAGTCAAGACAGGTATTATAGCTGCCCACAGAGATGCAGATAAAACCTTATCTTCAGCCACTGATTTAGTGTAGAGAGCATAAGCTATATCTATGATAATGTAAATGAAAAAAACCATTAAAAATTGCTCTATCATGTTTTTTTTCTTCTGGGACCAATGGCACACATCCATCTATGATAGATTTTAAAATCTGTTGTTATATCTCTCCATCTTTGTAGAAAATCTTCTTTTCTTAAAGATTTGTTTGGTTTTTTTGAGGAAGGGTCAACAAACCAAATTTTATCGTTATCATAACCGTTTATTATAGCGTAATGTCCGTTATCTAAAGATGAAGCATAGTCTATTTCTGTTGGTTTGAATGCATGATCTTGATATGCTACTATAATAACCCACCCATTATCAATATATTTTTGAACATCTTCTAAATCTGCTTCATAAATTTGTTTTAATTTAAATTTTTTGTCTCTAAAAAATTTAACAATTGTTTCTGGTTCAATACCGGATTTAGGGTCAGCATTTAATCTTTTTATTAGTTTTTTTTCGTTACCAACATATCCATAAAAACGCATTATTATAGCAGCACATGCAGCACCACAAGAATAATTTGTTATTTGCATTTTATGATAGTCTTCTACTCCCAATTTAATTTTCACGAATGGCTCCTGCAAAATATCCTTTACAGCCATTTTTATATTTTTTGGATTGTGATATGGCACTATACGTTAAATTGTTATCAAAAGCAAATTCTTTAATATTTTTTGTTATTATTACTTTTTTATCAGGTGTAATTATTACCCACGTCAATCTTTTGATATGTTTAGTTATTCCAGTTTTTATGCCTTTGTTCCAAGGAACCTGTTTACCTTTTTTAGCAAGACTTATTCTTTTTTTTGTTTCTTCTGAAACAATTATTCCTTTTCTATTGCTTGTTTTTCCTTTGTTCGCAATAGAAAGTTTTTTTCTATGTTCTTCTGTTACTGCACCTCTACTATAAAAATTCCATCCAGCATTATGTTTGTTGTAATAAATTGTATTTGCTGCAGCATTAACGGTTTCTAATATTTTTCTTTCTAATATTAGAATATCGTCCCATGTTCCTTCAGCAATAATTTGCCTTGAAAAATCAAACGGTCTTTGTTTATATTCTTTATTGAAATGTTTTGAACTAGTAACATATCCATCATCAAAAGTACCTCTATGTCTACCAACATATATCATATCAGTTTTCATATCAGTCCAACAATAAACAAAAACCGTTTTTTTATCCACTAACCACCTCTGTTCAAGACCACATATTTATACGCTCTTAAGATACTCAGCAGATTCTTTAAGCCTAAATCTACGTGCAAGTGCTGCTGCATTACGTTTAAACTCTTTTACATAATTTTCATCACAAGGAATTTCATCATGAATGTTTTGAAGAGCACCAAAAACATGTCCACTACTTGCATTTTTGTATACATATTTTTCCATTTCTTTTTGAGAATCATAACCAAAATGCTTGGCAAAATCATCATTTACCCAAAAATAATCAGCGTTACAAAGCTTTGAAAAATTATTAAATTCCATGTCATTTGTGTACATTTTATCAGGAATCATGTGTCCAATAGCACACTTCAGTTTACCTTCACCTCTGTACATACAAGTTCCATTACCATTTGTTGACTGTTTTCCCTGCTTAATAATACCTTTACAAGCTTTAAGAAACAGTTCATCCATACGTTCTTTATTCATTCTGTTACTCCTTTCAAGTATTCCATCTAAAAAAATAATCAAAAATAGTGAACATACCAATAACCCAAGGAAAAAACCCTAAAACCATAATGGTTATCATATTCATTGTGGTTATTTGAATGGGTTTATCTTCAATATTCAGTGTGTCTTCATATTTCACTTTTGCAGTCCTTCCTTTATAATATCCATGATCTTGAATGTCAAGTCTGTATCTACAACAATATTATCAAGTTCCCTGAAAATGTAATTCTCTTGTTTTTCAGTCAATTCTGTTGCATGTTTCTTGGAAGATGCTCCTTCATCATAACCTTCTTCATAACCATTCTCGTTACCTTCATCATATCCATCATCAAAAGCAGATGAAATAAAATCAGAAACTGCTTCAACAATTTCATCATAATTGTCAAATTTACTTTTTAAAGTATAAGCAATATCTTTTTCATAACGTTTTTGAGTGTATGAGTCCATTGTTAATCCTCCTGTTTTTTATAATTTATCATAAATCCTTCATTAGTCAAGTGTCTAATAAATAGATAATATTGTTTAAAAAGGTCAAAAATGGCTCCTAGATCACAGTTTCCTGTAAAAAAGAATGAAAAACCAAGATATTCAGATTTCACAATGAACTTGGACATTCATCCTGATACCAAGCAGATTTTCACGTTTACCAATGTAAATGCTGTTAAAAGGTCAATTAAAAACCTTGTCATGACAGATAAGTATGAAAGATTGTTTAGGCCAAACATTGGTGCAGGGATAAGAGCACTTCTATTTGAAAACATGACTTCAGAAGCCTTGATTGCTATTAAGGATGCAATCAAAAGCACCATAGAAAACTATGAACCAAGAGTTGTTGTAAGAGAGATAGAGGTTTTGGGGCATCAGGATCAAAATGCAGTCACAGTAAACCTTATTTTTGAAATACTAAATATTCCAGACACCCAATTTTTACAAATTTCAATTGATAGAGCAAGGTAAAAATGTATAGATTTAAATCAAACATTAAGAAAAGATTTTGGAATGTTCTGGAACTGAGTGAAGGTAAATATGATCCTGTTAGTAAAAGTGAAGAAGCACATATTTACAACACTTTTGAACATTTTTTGAAAAAACATGGATATAGTAAATCAGAAGATAATGGTGATCAAGGAAAACTTTCTTACATTGGTCATTCACCAAAAGAAAAATCCCATACCATGTTAAACGGTAAGCATTATGTTGATAAACAAGCAAGACCAGTAACTGGTTACGTTAATGTTTATCCAGCATCTGGTCGTGAAATAGAATATTCATCAAAAACACGTAAAGATGCCTCTTCTTTAATGTATGGTGGTAATAGGTCTAGCGGTTATAAAGGACACAGAATTCATATTCATTATAAGGGTGATATGGGCGAAACACATGAAATGGTCAATTCTGCAGAAGATATGAATAAAGTGTTGGAAAGATGGCATAAAGCACATCATCAAAACGAAACAATACGTGAAGATGTTAATGAATATTTGAGTGAAGAAGTTGAAAATGAAGAAGATGATTATCGTGTAAAAGAAAGACATATGCAACATTTTGATAAAGTTCATAAATTTTTAAAAAGAAAAGGTTATGTGCATTTGTTTAGTCAACATGAATATCATGGCGAAAGATATGTATCAGAATGGAAACATTTACAAACAAATAATCGTGTAGCATTTGAAACAGAATATAATCCAGATGAACACAGAATAATAGTTAAAAGAGACAGTGGTGAAAGTTCAACAAATAGTCCTTATAATAGATTCAAACCTATTGAATATCTCAGACATAATTTGAATGAAAACAAAAAGGATTTGTGGTATAATAGAGAATATAGAAACAGTTCTCCTATGGATACTAAAAAAGGATTAAGAGTTCAGGGGCATCATCCAAAAGATGCAGAAGGTTTTGATGATTACGATAAACCATATTCAAAAACAGCAGTTCATAAGTTATATGGATCAAAATGGCCTCAATATAAAAGAAGAGTGGTTGGTCCACATGATATAGTTGTTGCAAAAAAATATCCACCAATGAGAACAGATGATCCAGAAGATTATGATCCAGATATTTTGGACTATGATGCAAGACCATCAAAAGTTGCAATGATAAGAGTACCAAAAAAATTGAAAGAATCAAGAACAAATAAAGGTTATTATACCTTTACAAAATATCCTGATAACGATTCTGATAATCCTGCATCTGGTGCTTATGTTGTCAGAACAACACCATATGGTCGTGATCCTAACAGAAAAAGAAGAACAGGATCACAAATCAAAAAAGATTTACAGAGTGATAAAGAAAAAAGATATGAAGAAACTATTTTAAAAATGTATGGTCCTGAATTGGCACCTTATGTTCCAAGACCAAAAAAATATTAAAGGAAGATAATAGGTAGGTAGACACAATCTATTGTTTTGTTTTGTAATTTGTTGATATTATATGATTTGTTTGCTTCTGATATTTTTTTACTGGTTTCCTTGGAATGTGTGACACCTTTATTCCAAGGAATATTTCCTTTTTTAGATTCACTAATAATTTTGCGTTGTTCTGCTGTTCTTTTCTTGCCTTTGTTTTTGCCTTTATTTGATTGCGACATTTTCAGTTTAGTTTCTTCAGAATGGGTCATCCCTTTAGCATATTGATTTCCAACCAATGCTTTAGATATTTTATGTTTTTGATCTTCTGACATAGGACCAATTTTTTTGTCTTTATTCCAAGATTTTTGGCCTTTTTTTGATTCAGAAATTTTTCTTTTCCACTCCTCAGAAAATACTCTATTTTTATGTTTTTCAGACATTTTCTTTTTTTGATCTTCTGAACGTTTACAACCTAATGAGCCTTCTCCTCCATAAGTCATATTATACCCCATTTTATTGTCTATATGACTGTTAAATTTTTTAATGAAAAAAGTTTCCATTTCACTCAAAGTGTGTTCTTTTTCTTTAGATTGATAAATTATTTCCCAAGAAAACGCTTCTGCACCATATTTTTCTATTGCTTTTGAAAAAACAGTATTATAGTGCATGAACAGAGTTGTGTGTTCTTTTTGTCTTTTGGGCCATTTGGAATCAAAACCAACATAGACTTTACCATTAATGGTATTTGTGGCTTTATATATCGTATAAATATTCATATTAGCTGGTTTCTCCTTGAAAGATGCTAGGTTTGGTGGGTACTTGCAATACCGCGACCAATATTATTTATACTACTAAGGGTTTTTGGTTACATGACAAATAATACATCAATATCAGTGGTGGCTTTAGATTTTGCCACATTGAGAAATTCACTAAAAACATATCTTCAATCACAGGATGCCTTTCGTGACTATGATTTTGATGGTTCAAATATGTCAGTTTTGCTTGATATTTTAAGTTATAACACGTTCCATAACGCTTTTTATCTCAACATGCTCGCATCGGAACTTTTTTTAGACAGCGCACTTATGAGAGATTCAATTATTTCCCATGCAAAAGAATTAAACTATACTCCAAGATCAAATCTTTCTTCAAGAGCAAATGTCAACATTACAATTACAACAAATGATGGTTCCAAAGGTGTTGTTATTCCACAGTACACAACTTTCACTGGAAGAATTGGATCAAACACCTTTACATTCTCAACCAACACTGCTACTATTGCTGTTTCAAATACAAACGTAATTTCTGCAGAGAATGTTGATATCTATGAAGGTCTTTTAAACTCAGATCAATTTATTGTTGACTCTTCAAACACTGCACAGAAATTTATTCTTTCCAATCCTGATATTGACACATCTTCTGTTTCTGTTACTGTTGTAGAAGATGGTGGTTCAAGAGCATATTCTTATCAACAGACTTATTCTCTTTTTGATCTTACTGCCAATTCACAAGTATTTTTTATTCAAGGTGCTTTTAATGGTAAATACGAATTAATCTTTGGAGACAATGTTAATGGTAGAAGACCAAAAGATGGAGGTGTTGTTGTTGCAACTTATAGAATTTCAACTGGTGATGCACCAAACAACATTTCAATATTTTCTGTTGATGGTTCTATTGATGGTCATTCAAATGTAATTGTTACTATCAATCAAAATTCTTCTGGTGGTGCCTATGCAGAATCCACAGAGTCAATAAGATTTAATGCGCCAAGACACTTTACAACACAGGAAAGATGTGTTACAGCAGATGATTATGAAATTCTTTTGCTTGAAGAGTTTCCAGAAATTCTTGACGTTTCTGCAGTAGGTGGAGAAACACTTGATCCACCACAATACGGTAAAGTTTCCATTACAGTTGCACTTGATGGTATTACAGGTCTTCCAGAATCAAAGCAAAAACAGTTTTATGACTTTCTTGCACCAAGATCACCTTTATCCATAACACCAATCTTTAATGCAGCAGATTACCTTTATGTTGGTGTTGATGCAACAGTTAATTATAACTTCAATGCTACATCTGTTGATCCTTCTTATATTGAAACTCTGGTATTCAATCAGATCAGTAATTATAACACAACTGCCATTGACGGTTTCAAGAAAACTTTACGTTATTCACAGTTGGTAAGAGTTATTGACTTGGCAGATTCTTCTATTGTTTCTAACTCCACAGATTTAAAAATGATCAAAAGAATTGTTCCAACTTTGGGATTAGGACAGAACTGGAATTTTTCGTTTAGTCAAGAACTATCTACAAGTATTGATACAACAATTTCTTCTGATGTTTTCATTTATCAGAATCAGTCTGTGAAATTAATGGATGATGAAAACGGTGTAATTAATCTTGTTTCCACATCCAATGCAATTCTTTATCCTGTTGGTACAGTTAACTATGAAACAGGTCAGATTTACCTTACAAATCTTTTAGTTGATCTTTTGACTACAGGTAATGATTATTTACAGATTTTTGCAATTTCAAAATCAAAAGATATTTCATCTATTCAGAATGTTATCTTAACAATTGATACCAACAATGTCAACATTACAGTTAATCCAATCAGGTTATAAAAAATGGATGATAATAAAAGAAAAATCTTTATGAAACGTGGTGAAAATTGGGAACATATGAAGGCTATTATGCAGTCCTCATATGCCAATGCTAAAATATCAGATCACGAAAGAATTATCACTAATTTAAAAAATACTATTAATTCTGGTGAAAATGAAAAAGCAAGAGCCTCATTGCTAGGAAGATATGGAAAATTGATTGGATGGCATCAGGAAATGATTGAAGGAAAAAAAAGAGGTGTAGTATATGATGTAAGAGGTGAAAGAGCAAGAAATAAAAAATTGGAAGAGTGGAAAGTTCAATTTCAACCTTTTACACCTAGTGGTCCTTTAAACCCATTTCCAATTTCAGTAAATGATCCAATATACACACTATACGATTCAGAAGGAAAGAAAAATAAAATGTCAGAATACAAAAGTGGTCCTGCAGAATTATCTGATGCTACCATTAAAAAAGCAAGAACAGAACATGCTTCTTGGACAAGAAAACAACATCTCGCTCAAGCAAAAGAACATGATGGTGGTGCTAAACATTGGTTTAAAAATGGTGTAGATTCTGTAGCTGCACATAAACAACTTCTTTGGGCCAAGTTTCATAGAAATGAAGCACATAGAAAAACCACATTGCTTGGACATTTAGGTGCAGCTATTGGTTTAAATGAAGAATATGAAAAAGAACAACAAAAATATCTTGACAATCTTCAAAAAACTGTTGAACAGATGAAATATGAACATATGGCATATCCACATGATCATCAAATTCATTTAATAGATGATCAAGGTGAACATCGTAAATTTACTTTGACCATTCCTACACATGCAGATTTTTCAAGAGGAAGAGTATCTTTTGATAGTCCTCTTGGAAAAGAATTTATGGACAATAAAGATAAATCACAATTTACTGTGCATTCAAAAGCATCAGGTATGAATCTTACATACAAAATTAAAAAATATAAAGTTTTATCACCAAAAAAGAGAGAAGATACAATTAAACATTATGAAAAATATTTAGAAGATACAAAACATCTATACTCTAAAGAAAAAGAACTAAATGAAAACGTAGAAGTTTTGGATAACGGAATGAAAATTGGTAATTATAATAGTTTTCCAGAAGCAGAAAGACATGCTATTGATGCATCAAGCAAAACCTTTGGTAAACATGCAACAGGTGGCAGAACCATTCATGTAAAACATGATCATGGAAAAGGAAAAGTTTCAATACATTCTTATTTTGCAGGTCAGCCTGTTGCAACAGTTGTAAAAGTCAACGGTAAAGTTACAGGTCAAGGCAAAATGCACAGAACTTTATCTATGCCACTTCTTGGAAAGCATCATGGAGAACGTTATATTGCAGAAAACACAGAGTATGGTGTAAAAAGTCTTTATGAAGCCTATGCAGATATCTATGCAAAAGATGTTTTGGGTGTTGATTTGAATGAAAATTATGTTCATGCAGAAAATGGTGATGTTTACCATATTCAAAAAACAGGACATAAACAATTTACCTTTACATTAAAACGTAATGGTGTCAAGGAACCTATGGTAAGAGTTTATAATAATATTCATGATGCCAAAAATGCTATGACTATGGCAATGAGAAACATCAACACAAAACAAAATGTAACGGAATCCTCAAAAGATTATCATTTAGGGGTTTTCAGAGAACATGTTTTGCGTTATAAAAGAGCAGTGAATTCAAGAGATTTCTTTTCTGCAGCACAACACAAAATGAATGCAATTCAATACTGGAGAGCATATATTGGTGGTAGAAATTCTAATCCACCTCCAGAAGAATTGCAAGAAATTGATTTAATGACTTTAGGTGCTGCTGGTTTAGCAACTGCTGCTGGTTGGATAGGAAATGCTGTTGTAAGTAAACTTACAAAAGATGCAGTTTTTGGTGATGCAGAAAAAAAAGCTTCACAAGAAAGAGCAAGAACACATAAAGAAATTGAAGCCTTGAGAAAAGACGCAGAAGATGCTAAAAACTATGCTTCCATTGCTGCAACAAGAGCAAACTCACCAACCACAACATATGTAACTAAAATTGCACCCGCACCAGTTGCTCCTAGAGGAAGTCAAGTATCTCCACAAAATTTAAGGTGGAAAGGTAATAATTTTAAAGATAATCATTTTGGTGATCCTATTTACGATCATAAGTGGAGCACTATTCATGAAGAGGAAGATGAAAATAGAGGAAAAATCTTAAGAATGTTGTTAAGAAAAAAAGGTTATGGTAGAGATAAAGCAGATTGGGCACTTCCTCCAGCATCAGATGATGATATCAGGTTAGATGTACCAGATAACAAAATACCTTTCAAGAAATAATAAATACAACAATAACATAAAAAAGGATTGAATGAAATGACAAAATCTTGGCCTACTATCCAGCACACCAGATATGAAAATATGGGTCCAATCTTAAAAACACATTATGATGGTGGACATAAATTCACTGTTAGAAAAATAGATCGTGCAGAAAGAATTAGACCAGAATATATTGTACATTCATGGCATAATGGTAGACCAGTTGGTGAATATGAAACAAATAATATTGATGATGCAATTGAAACAGGCAAAAGAAATATTGAAAATGGTAGAAGATATGGTATTATGGAAGAATCTTTAAAAGAAATACAAGATCGTTATGATGCAGAAACTGCTGCTTATGATGCTGGTCAAGCAAGAAACAGAAGACAACCCGGACATAAATCAAGACAAGATATGGTTAATGATATGCATAGATCAGGTGAACGTGTTAATGTTGCAGACAGACGTGGAGTGGGAAGATTAAATGAATATTATCCTGAACATCCAGACTTTCCTGCACATGAAGCAAACATTCAAAGACAATTAGAACCATATAAAAATACACATAAAATTATTGATATGTTTGCAATGCACAATGTTAGAGACACCAATAAAGGCAAAAAATCTTTTAGAACAGTGATTAAACTTGCATTGAAAAATGATCCACACGGAAATATTGTTCAAACTGTTCCTGTTACAACTTATATAAAAGAATCTTTAATGGAAGGTAAAAAATTAGAAGAATATTACAATCCAAATCCAAAACCAGAACCATATTCTTCAGGATGGCATCATAAAGAATGGATAAAGGCTGTTAATGCAAATGATAAAGAAAAACAAAGACACCACATGAATGCTGGTGCAGAAGCCCGTGCAAGAGAACTCAATTTGCCAATGAATGAATCTGTTGGAATGTCAGCACGATCATATATTTTAAATCATAAAACAGATGAACTTGAAGGAAAAGCAAGAGAATATCACGAAAAAACAAAAAACCCAAAAATAACACCTGCACATCTTACTTATGGTGGTAGAGCACATAGTGATGCTGGTAAAAATCGTGTTATGAGAGACGGTTTTCATGATGAATATAAAAGAAGAACAGGTAAAACTATTCAATTTGATGAATCCTACACCAAAATTCCAAAGGTGTCAAATCTTTATGAATCCTATGCAAAAGTTTATGCACAGGATACTTTAGGTTTAGATTTGGAAGAATCAAGAACTTCTGGAACCAGAAGAGATTCTGGTAGAGGCAGAATTACATCACATAACTTTGGAAAAATTCCAACATATGGTTATACTTCTGCTGGTGATGTTATCAGCAATGATGATAGATCAGTTTATGATTACACACAGACTGCAACACTACCAGATGGAAAAAGAAGTAAAGTAAGACATGGTGATGTTCTTAAAAATCTTCCCGGTGAAGGTAAAGGTATTATGTATTCTGCATGGCCTGTAAGAATTACTGGTGGTGAAGGTAAAGGTGGTCTTGAAAGAGTAGCAGGTTATACAGGTCAAACAAGCGATATTGATAAACTTGTTGGTGGAAGTGATGGTCTTAAACCAAGACATGCTATGCGTTTTAGACAGACTATGGAAGAAGAAATTTTAAATGAATTTGATCCTGTTTTTACTCCATTGACAATTGGTGCTATTGGTGGTTTAGGTGCTGCTGGTTTAACTTTAGGTTCTATGGCAATTTCAGGTGCTATTGAAAAACGCAGAGAAAAAGTAAGAAATCGTAACAGAAGAAAATTAGAAGAAAGTTATGATTATGATGATGGTCATCCAGACGATGTAGAAAATAGACGTGATATTGCACGTTCAAGAATGACTGCAAGGGATCAAATTCAAAAACATGCAGATTTAGCAACTGATTACTACAGAAAATGGACAGAAGCAGAAAAGAAATATAATCCAACAGGTGATAGACATTTTAAATATACTAAAAGACAACTTGAAGTGTTAAATTATTTTTATCATAAATCTGGTCATCATCAAGAAGAAGGAAGAAAACTTTATGATTTACATCATTCTTCACCTTCAAGAAGAACACCTTCAAATTGGAACTATCAAGGTGATTAATACAGACTAAATAGTTTATAATGTAACTGAAAAGATAATGAATGTCAAACATTTACGACTATGAAAATCACGTAGAAAACCTGATACCATCACTTTTCCCCAATGTCTATAAAGAGTTTGGGGGAACTTTTATTGATTTTGTCAAGGCTTATTATGCATGGTTAGAGTTGGAAAATAATCCACTCAACATGGCTAGATCACTTATGTCATATCGTGATGTTGATACCACACCAGAAGCATTTCTTCTGTTTTTCAAAAACAAATATCTTAATAACATACAATTTACTACTGCAACAAATAAAAGATTGTTCATCAAAAATTCTCTTGACTTTTACAGATCAAAGGGAACTCCAAGGGCAGTTGACTTGTTTTTCCGTTTGATTTATGGTGTTAATGCAGATGTATATCTTCCCGGAGAAGATATTTTTAAGCTTTCCAATGCAGAATGGGTTAAACCAAAATACCTAGAAGTAACTCATTCAGACAGAAATCTTGATTACCTTGGCAAAACTGTCACAGGTCTTGGTTCTGGTGCAACAGCCTTTATTGACAGGTTAGTGAGAAGAAGAATTAATGGAAAATTCATTGACATTTTTTATATTTCTGCTATAACTGGTAATTTCCTTTTAAATGAAACTCTATCTATTGACGATGATTTAACTAACGCACCAGTTGTAAAAGGATCATTGACAACTGCAGAAGTTATTGATGGTTCTTCTGGATTTTCTATTGGGGATACTATTCTTTTAACATCTAATAATGGTTTACAGGGTAAAGCTACTGTTACAAGCACAGTAAATGCAACAGGTCAAGTAGCATTTGAACTTGTGGAAGGTGGTTGGGGATACACAGTTAATGCAGAAGTTTTAATTTCAAATTCAGTCTTTACTTTAGCAAATGTTTCTGTTACAAATACGACTATTTCTAACACTTTTACACAGTTTGAAAAGATTTACCAGCCTTTAGCAAACATTACATATAATACTCTTTCTGGTGGTACATTTTCAAACGGCAACATTATTGAAAAATATTTTGCTAACAACTCTGTAGCTGGTACTGGTACAATTATATCAACAACTGCGACAAATTCAACAGCAGGTTCACTTCTTGCTATGGTTGGAAGATTGTCCAATGGTGCAGTGTCAAATCTTAACTATACAGCAGCATTCTCAAAACAAGGAAATGTTGTAACAGCTACCACTGGAACTTATACAGACAAAACAGCAGCAGCTAATGTAATTGCTATTGGAACAAATACATTTGTTGTTGTTAATTCTGTTTCTTCTCCATTTGTTGTAGGTGAATCTGTTTACCAATCAACAGGAAACGGTACTATAACATCTTTTACATCAAATTCAAGCACAACAACTTTATTCTTAACAAACTTTAAAGGTGTTCTGTTTTCTCCAAACACTGTTACAGGTTCTGTGTCTAATTCAACAGCCAATGTTGTATCTTTCACACAGTCAATTGGTATTGTAAATGTTGGTAATACGTTCTATACTGGATCAAATGCATATGTTTATGGAACGTCTTCAAATACATTTGCTAACGTTACCAACATGGCTAATGGTACATCTGCCAATGTTTCTTTTACAAATCTTGTGTATACTGAAACAATTTACTTGAATGATGATTTGATTGGTGCTAATAATTCAGGTTTAATTCCGTTTCTTACTATTGTTCTTAATGGTTCAAATTCAAATGTTGCATCCAATGGTTATGGATTTGCCAAGACACCATCAGCAAATATCAACTCAAGAATTTTTGATGCTCTGAATTATACACCTATGAATGTTGGGGTTATTGCTGCGTTAACAAACATTAATCCCGGAAATTCTTATTCACTTGCACCTTTTGTAGTTTTTCATGAAAAATATTATAAAGGACTGTACAAATTATATTACACTGCAACCATTTCAAATATTTCAAGAGATTATACACAAAATGAAGTTGTTGAACAGATTGTAACTTTTGCTAATTCAACAACACTTTCTGTTAATAATTCTGCTAACACATGGCAACCCGGAGAATATGTCTATCAGTCAAATGGTACTGCTAACATAGCTACAGGCATTTTGCAAGCACAAACTGTAACAGCCAATGTGGGCAATCTTGTTATCTTTTCTGTGTCTGGTGCCTTTGTTACAAACTCAACAGCAGTTATAACAGGGTTGACTTCTACAGCAACAGCTAACATTTCTGCAGTGAACACAACCAATTATTATGCCAATGCAAAAGCTATTGTGCAAGCACAAACCAACACTTCTACGCTTCTTTTAAAAAGAATTTCTACCCTTGACTTTTCTCCAACAGGTGCTAATCTTGTGGGTATGACTTCTGGTGCAACTTCTACAGTTGTTGGTGTTGCTCCACGTGATCCACCACAATCAGGCTTGAATGCCAACATTACAGCAAATGTTACAACATCTAATGGTAACATAACAGAAGTTTCAATTCTTGATTCTGGATTTGGTTATGTTGATGATGAAATTGCAACATTCACTTCAACTGATAATTCACGTTCAGGTTCTGTACAATTAACTCTTCTTAATCAAGGTCAATCAGAAGGTTACTTTAAATCCACAAAAAGCTTTTTATCTTCTGATAAGAAACTACAGGATGGTGACTTTTATCAAGAGTTTTCATATCAAGTTAAATCTGCGTTACCTTTTGAAAAATATGTTGACGTTCTCAAAAAAGTTCTTCACCTATCAGGAACAAAACCTTTTGGTGCAGTCATTCATGATTCAGTAACAAATTCATATGTCAATGCGGTTTCTTATACTTCTAATATCGCAACAGCAAATCTTTTCTTGACAGTTGCACAAACATCTAATGCACAAGTATTTACAAATGGTGAAGTGATTTATCAGACTAATGGTACAGCCAACATTGGATTTGCAACCATAAGAACACCTATGAAAACTCTTATACAGATTAATGCTACCAATGTCAATTTCATTGTGGGACAAACCATTCAGCAGCCCAATGCAAGCACCAATTCAGCTTTTGGATACGTGGCAGCAGTAACAGCTAATTCCTCTGTCACAAACGTTTATGTGGTCAATTCAACAGCAGTATTTAATTCCTCTGCAAACGTCTTTGGACCAACAAAATATGTTGTTGCACACTTACCAAAAATTAAAATGAAAATTGCAACAGTAACATCTGGTGCAAATACAACACAGTCATTTTCTGTTGGGGAAAATATTTATCAGGGAACTATTGGTTCACAAACTGCCAATGGTACAGTTTTAAATGCCAATCTGTCAACAGTAGAAATAAGATTAAATACAGGAACCTTTGCAAACTCCACAACCTTGACAGGACAAACTTCTAATTGTGCAGCAACTCTAACTTCTTATTCCAATAACACATTTACAGCAGGTGAAAATGTTTATGTGGAAAAAACTATTTTATATTTAAGAAGTATTGTTAATACATTTTCTAATGGTGAAATTGTTTATCAGTACAAGAGAAATCCTGTTACAGAAAATATTGTCTTTGTCAATACTGCCATTGGTACTATTATCTCTAAAAATTCTTCATCTATTACCATCACAAATTCCTTTGGAACCTTTGCAAACAATGTTACACTGTTTGGTTCATCTTCTACTGCCAATGCAGTGGTTAACAAAATCATGAGTCTTACAAACAATTATGCAACAGTTGTTACATCTAATACAACATCTGTTACTTTGTACCAAATCTCTGGTGAATTCTCAAATGTTCAAACACTTGTTGGATTGACTTCAAACACTTACTCTAACATATCTTCTATTGCAGTTAACAATGAATCTTTTGCAACATTAAATGTAATCAATACTTTGGAAGCACAAATAGTTAACGGTTTCTTTGTTGCCAATTCTACCGTCAACTCTATTGTTGGTGTTACCTCTTCTGATACAGCTAACCTTTCTGCGATTGAATATATTCAACTATAAATTCTTAATTCAACGGAATAAAGTCGTTCTTTTGTATCTATATCAACACCAAAATCTCTAATCGCAAGTTTTAAATTTTTTTCATCTTCAATATTAATAATTCTTTCTCCAATATATGGAAACAATAATTCGTGTTCTTCAAAAATTGGTTGTAATTCTTTTTCTTTTCTAATTTTTGTATGTAATATTTTATAATTTTCTGTCATTATATTCAATCCTAAGCTTGTGTACTATATCTTTATTAACTGGAAAAGAAATGGTTTCTGCGGCTGCTAAAAAATCTGGTATGTTTTTAAAATCAATATCATGAAGAGTTTGTAACCTAACAAGCAAATCAGTATTAAATTTCTTTATGTAATCAGAAATCTTTTTAAGTTTCTTGTTTTCTGTATCCATATTAGCTAGAGTATAAGCACCAATTGATTCTATCCTTGACGTGTATAAATCATATGGAATCAAATGACCCACTGCACACTTGGAACCATCATCTGAACGATAAACGCATTGACTTCCACCTTCATCATTAAAGTTTTTTGACTGCTTACCTTGACGATAAAGCTTTTCAATAACAAAGTCAAACACTTCTTGATTGTTTTCAGGATTAAGTTTACTTAATGCTTTCATTTTTTAACTCCTTATAAAAAGTTTTGGTGCCCACAGTCAGATTTGAACCTGTAAAATAATCAATGCACTCGGAATGCTGATGTGTCTACCAATTCCACCACATGGGCTAATATGTTTTTGGTGCGTATGAAAGGATTTGAACCTTCACTATGTTGGGTTTGAGCCAATTTCCTCTACCAGTTGGGATACATACGCTAAAAGTCTTTTTCCTCTCTTATAATTACCACCTTTTGGGTCTAAGTCAAGTGAAATTAAAGCTTGTCTAATGTTTTTTTCTCTTTTTAATGCTTCTATGAATACAGAATCTTCAATCTTTTTATTTTTGTTAATGTTTCTACCTTTAAATGTTGATGTTTGACTATGGCAGTTAGGACACAAAAACCTTAAATTTTCTAATCTATTATCTTTTCTTTTTCCATTAATATGATCCAATTCTAACATCAATTCTTTTTCATTCCAACTACCATTATTCTTACAAATAATACATTCATATTTTTTTAACTTTTCTTTAATTAATATTTTTTTTATTGTTCCTGTTGTTGAATTGGAGTTTTCTGTAAATAGGTTTTTGTTTCCACATATTCTTTTATCTGAAAAAGAATTTTTACCTTTTCTCCATCCTCTGGTTTCTTTATTCCAATGATTATTGTTTTTTCTTCCCTCTTTATAAGCAAGTTTAAGTTTTTCAGAATTTTTTCTTCTTAAATTTGGACACTTATTATAAGTATCAGAACAACAGTTTTTTCCATTTTTTAAAATGAAATTTGATTTATTATTGCAACCATATTGACAATCCATAAACAGTCTCCTTTTAGAAACTATTTATGGATTTTTATCTTTCAGTCTCGTTTCTCTACCAATTGGAATATGTGGGCACTTTATTTCTTTAAGCAATATACCAAGATTCAGGATTGTAAAAATGAACACTCTCTGAGCCATCATACTCAGAAATTTTAAACTGAGTGCCTACAGGAACCCATTCAATGGTCAAATCACCAATATTGGAACCACAATACACATGATCATTACCGTTGTCAAGCTTGTTAAAATGAGCATTAACCCACTTTTCAATTTCATCAACAACGAGATAATTATTTTCTTCTGTAAGAGATTCAAACTTTTCCACAAGCGCAACCAGTTCTGGATCAAACATAAGACGTTCAATAATTTCCTTGGAAGCACTACACCAAGTAGACCATCCTGATCCATAACCGTGAGAATAAACTACAGCAACTCTACCATCACGAATAACCTTGTCAACCATTTTTTTTAGACTCCTTTAAAATATCAGAACAAAGATTTGTTACCAAATTTCTCCAGTGGTTTTTTTGGTCTTCATTATAATGTGTTGACCAACCACCACCGTTATTTCCTAGTGCAATCATCATAGCGTATTTCTCTATAATGTCAAATGAAATTTTATTAATTTCTTTCATAGATTTCCCTCAATCCAATCTGCAATCTCTGCAAAGCTTTTACCAGTATCATTCATATCAATTAATTTTTGTTGTTCATCATCTTTCATTTTTAATTCTGTTGTCATTTTATAGCTTAAAATACCACTATAACCATTATAAGTATAGGGATAAGAAGCTTTTGCTGAGTTTGTTTTTTCAAATGTTTCCCATTTCTTGTTGTCTATGATATCACAAAGAACACCAAGACAACAGAACTTATTATCCAAACTTCTTAAACTACTTTTACCTTGTTCATAATTACCTGAACGTAATGCTTTTATCCATTTGTCTTTAATATCTTTCTTCATTACATCCTCTTTCTTATGTAAAGACACTAGACCATTTCTGATCTAGTGTCAATACTTTTCTTATTACCTACCAGCCCTGAAGAGTGTTGCAGAAGCGATACGCTTCCACTCAGAGTTGTTGCTCTTATACAAATCAGAAGCCTTGATTACCATACGCAGAGACAGTTCACGGAACTTTTCCACATTTTCAAAGACCCAATCCATAATTTCCTTTTCACCTTCCTCAGAGATGTTGCGCTTACGCAACATACCAAGAGAAATGACCTGCTTAATACGCACCAGATAGTCACGCTTAGTCTTCATGCCAAGATTAATGTAGTGAGAACGTGACATAAGTGCCTCAAGGTGAGGAGAAAGCTTAGAACCAGATGCAATCATTTGTTCAAAGTCAAGGTTGGTGATGAAAATAATTGCACCATTGAACTCAAAAGAACGTGGCAGCTTGTTACCGTCAGCATCTTCCATGTTAGTTTCTGCACCATAAGAAATCTTGCGTGTGTCAAGAGTGTCACAAGCAGCCTTCAGAAGGTTAAGAGACGTTTCGTCACCAAAAGCAGAGTCACAATCATCAAACACAAGCACGTTACCGGGATGCTGGTATTCATGAAGTGCCTTGTAAAGACCAGTGGGACGCACAAAACCCTTGACAAAACCAACAGTGTCACCAAGAGGCTTAAGAACTTCTTCCACAGTAAAAGACTTACCAAGACCGGGAGCACCAGAAACAATAACAGCCTTTGCAGAACCGTTAGAAGTTGCTTCAGTCATAAGCTTAAGAATATCAAAAACGTCATTAAGACGATCAGCAATCTGTTCATCAGACTCATTGTTTTCCACAGTCTGGATTGGTGACTTGTTTTCACCATAGAACATGGAAGTGTCACGACCCTTACGAACGCGGAAACCAGCAGAAGGAACACCCTTTGGCATTTGAAAAACTCCTTTTTTGTGTTGGGATCATTCCCAACGTTTTAAGACTATAAGCTAAGACACTTTTTAATGCAAGAACTTTTTTATTAAAAACTTTTAATGTTTTACCATTGTTCTTTCCTCTTATTAAAAGGAACCATCTTAACAGCAGGTTGACCAACACGGTATTGTGTGTTGTTCTTTGCTTCAATAGTATAAACAAATACCTTTGTCAAGGGAAACCATTCAAGGTCAATAACTTTTCCCTCAACAAGTGTTTTACCATTCTTAAAATTAACAATGTCACCAAGAAAAAATTTGCTAGACATTTGAAATATCCTTTCATCAAATTACTCAAACATATTACTCCACATTCTTATGAGAGTCAAGAAGAGATTTATTAAATCTTTTTAATAAAAAAGGATTTGACATTACAAAAGAGTGTGCTATAATGATTGCATCAAATGGAGATTGAAACAAATGGTCGCTCTGGAAAAGATTGGTGATGAATATGTTGTTATCCGTAATAACAACGATATTCTTTTTAGGTCAACTAAAGAATCTTCTTGCAAAAATTGGATTGTTGAGTATAATGAATACAACAGAAATTTGATTTTGCGATTGAGGAACAAGTAAATGCCAAAACTTTTTAGCTTGCACATCATTACAAAAGTTAATGATAAGAATGAAATACTGTTTCTGGATAAGTGGAACAATTTTGTAACCAAGAAATTTATTGGTGACACTCAAATTTTTATTGACTATTCAGATGCAGAAGTGCATCTTAAGTTTCTTAGAGCAATGAATATTGAAGGTGCTTTGATGTTAAGTATTGACAGGCTTATTGAATATATTGATACGGAGTTTCAATAATGTATAAACATGATTGCAATGCATGTGTTTTTATTGGTACTTTTCTTGATAAAGAAGTTGACAAGTTTGTAGATTACTGGTATCATAAGAATGAAAATTGGACCACGTTTATCAGAAGGTTTTCTGATGAGCCTTCTGATTATGGTGCATATGTGATGGCAGATTATAGTCATAATCAAATACCAGAGTCATACAAGCAATTTTTTGATGCTTATATGAATTGGGTTGTGCATAACAAAGAGGAACATTTTGATGATTGAAATACATTTAATTAATTCAATTAGTGTTGACATGGAACCTTGTTTATATTATGATAATGATGATGATATAAATTTTGATAAAGACGGTGTTTGGATAAGACAAATTAATCGTGAACAAAGAAATGTTATTAACACCTTTATTCCTTACAGCAACATTAAATATTATAAACATACAGCCAACTTGACTTAACACAAAAAATAGTCTATCTTACTTGAACATTAACAAAAGGAGTTTTGATTATGGGTTTGGATATGTATTTTTCTGCAAAGATTAATCTCAACAGCTATGATAACCAGAAGGTTATGGATTCTGTTGTGGATGTTTTTCCTTTTATTGAAAAAGACACTGTTGATGGTATTTGTGTAGACATTACACTTGGTTATTGGAGAAAGGCTAACGCAATTCACAACTGGTTTGTGAAGAATGTGCAGGATGGTATTGATGAATGCCAGAAGGCTTTTGTTGAACGTCACCATGTTGTAGAATTGTTGAGTGTTGTTAATGCTGCACTTAATAATCGTGAATTGGCTGCTACACTTCTTCCACCAACTTCTGGTTTCTTTTTTGGCTCAACTGAACTTGATGAATATTATTGGGGCGATATTGAGCATACCAAGAAAGTTTTGGAAAATGCACTCAAGGTGCTTGACAATGGCCGCGCATATAATGTAGCATTGTTCTATCAGTCGTCATGGTGAGGAGTTACTAAAAAATGACTAAGAAAGTTGAATTTCGTTTTTATATTTTTACGGATATGAAAGAAGAAAAATATGAGTGTGGTTATGATATGTTAATTGACAATGTTTTTGTAATGGGTGATAATGCTGGAGCATATTCTACACCAGCATTTGCACTTTATAGAGCGCAACAAAAAGTTGTTGACTTTATTGCCATGTTGAATAATATTGGTACTGTGCCAGTTGAATATAGTTACTCTATGGGAAGGATTTTTTATAATGCTTAATGATATTACGAATACTCCAGTTGTAAGAACACATGAAACAGAAACTATTGACGCAGTGTTGACTGATATTGAAGTTATCAACAGGAAGATTGAACAAAGATTTGATGTGCTTTTGAAGAACAAGTATAACAGTTATACACTTTACATTGCACAGAATTTGCGCGATGATCTTAAGAAGGCTTTGAAGAATCTTAAGCTTGGGAGATAATGTTGTGGAAAAGAAGTATGAATATTTTGTCAAGTATATTCTAATGGGTAAAATTGTTGTTGACAAATTTCCTTTTGGAGAATATATTTTTGTTGATCATGGTGGCTTTGTTAGATATCAGAAATGGGTCAATGGTAAGACAATGATTTATGAGCAATATGAAAAAGCTAATATTGTTTCTCATGGACTAAGAGAAGTTTCTGAAAACATTAACAGTCCTATTACTCATTCTGAT